TCTGAGCTAAGTGTTTTGGAAATGCCTTGGAAAATAGGAATTTGAAATTTCTTGAAAATTACGTTTACACATTGTTCTATCACATTTATGCTGCAAGTATGCGATATTTATGTAAGAATGGTGTGTAAACACAACCAAATGTTAGGAGGAATCGTTCATGAATGAACAAAAGTTGTATTACAATGACAGAGAAATTATTCGTGTACTTAATACAGGATATTATTGCAGAGGCTGTGTAGGAAATAGTATTAGGTGTAAGTTAGGTGTTAGCAATGGTTATCCTGATGATTTGTATTATTGCACAGATAGTGATAACGATTATATATTTAAATTTAAGGAGGAAGCAGAATGAAAATTGTTCAACAAGGAAATGAGAAGCCTAAGTATTTGCCTATCACAATTACTCTTGAGACAGCTCAAGAATTTATAGAGGTTTTACACGCCTTCAATGTCGTAGTAGACTCTCAAATACTTCAGTCCATGAAGCGATATGGAGACCACAGTCAAGCAGAGACTTATTGCGGTGTTGTCGGTATTTTACATGAAAAGATGAGTGAGATGAAACAACAAGTAAAGGAGACACTATGAGCATTACCATCACACAAGAAAAATATCAGTTTAAGCCTGTCACACTAGTGATTGACAGTGAGGATGATTTAGAGTTGATTGTAGAATCTTTGAGGCTTGTTAAGTTTACAGCACATGCTCTGACAATTCCATACTTCGATCAAAGTGGTGTTGAAGGCACAGCTCGTAGAGCAGAAGTGGAAAGGATTGTGCGTAGGCTGGAACAATGTGGTAATTTAGAATAATTCCGCTGTCGTGTAATTGCCCTGTCTCCGAAAGGAGCAGGGCTTTATTGTATGTGCCACGTAAGGCTCGGAAATATGTGGCAGGATAAAATTAAAAATAAATTTATAAAATTCTAAAAATTTTAACCGCAACCTTTGCAGTTATGTAATCATTCTCCCTCCCCATGAATTCCTCGTTTTCTGCGCCAATCTTGCTGAAATGTCATGTTTCTTGTGTGAAACTTTCTGATTTGCAACATTTCCTGGCTGTAATGTTTCTTGCAAGGAATTATGCTAGGCTTACGCTGGCAAGCTAGGCAAGCTCAAAGGACGTTACAGAATACCGTTATAGCTTGGTTTAAACCGCTCAGAATCAATTTAAATAGCTTGGTTGGATACTACCTAGCCAAGACAGAGAAAACGTCTCAAAGCGTCTCAAAACACGTATTATAACATAACGCGCAAGAGCGGATTAATAGCGCTATTCACAAGGAAGGCGAAACGAGGCACTATCTAGAATCTGAGTAAGACGACAAGATAGTGAATGCAATCAAGAAACCGATTGCGAAGTGAGACAAGCGATAATGTAAAGCATCTAAAATCATTTTGCAAGCTTTCTTTAAATTATTTGCTGTCCAATGCCTGAATATATAAGCGAAAATTATTTTGAAGTGATTTGGATAAAGTTGTTGACAGAGTTTTTAAAAGTATGTCATAGTTCAGTCATTCGCTGAGCAACGCGAAAAACTCGCAACAAAACAACGTAGCGAGGCAAGCAAAGCTAGTTAACGATACTAGAGAATAAAATCAGATAGTAGTAGAATTTCGCCTAGTGGCTCATTCTACGAAATTAAAGGTTTTCAAGCTTGCAAATAACTTATTTTATCAATCAATTTTAAAGGTTTATCATGCGCGATTTTACTTACAGAGAAGCAATTTTAGTTTTAATCGTAGTATTCTTTATTGTTCTACCTATTTTGAACCACATTGAAAAGGTTTTACCATGAATTTTATCGAATTTAAAACCAATGACCACGCATTACGCAAGATTACAGAAAGACACTCCTTAGAATTTTCTTGCCATCTTGGCGACAAAGGCTTATGGTGTAATGTACATAACATGGCGGTCTTGATGTTGGTGTATGATGGTAATTCCTACCGAGCATTTTATGATGCAGATTATTTTACTAAAGGCATTTAAGATGAAAACCAATATTCAAGCAATTTCCCAACAGTGGGAAAACATGTTGCCAGGCAATACAATTCCTTGTTTTGAATTAGAATTAAAGGACGGTGAATTTCTTCTAGTCGATTTGGAATTGTTTGCAGACTTAGAAGAAATTCGTTTTAGTTTCGATAGTATGAATTTAAAAACGTGGTTTTCTGGTAATATCAAGGAAATCCACGATTGTAAATTTGCTTTGCCTATCACAGAATTCGATGATAATCTTGATGAATTATTGCAAGTGATTTATCAAGAAATTAGCGAAGGTTTTATTCTTCCTAATGATTTGTTCCCACGAGAAGAAAATTAATTTTAACTAGACGAAAGAAAACCTATCATGAAAACAACTATTCAAAACATTTACACTGCTTGCAACTTAGATTTATCTACAATCAATAGTGAAGCAATTGATATTCTCGTTGAAATTATAGAAGCAAACCATTCTTTATCTGAGCCAGAATCATTTGAATTTAATGAAAACGAACCAATTGAGAACGACTACTCTGATATTGACGACTACAAAAATCAATATGAATTTTGGGAAAATAGCTACAATGATGCTTTGCAAGAATACCAAGAAGAAATGCAAAGCGAGTATAGCGAATTGATTGATGCATTAAACGAGTTAAACGATAAAATTAGATCAGGTGATTTTTATTTTGAATATGACGGCAACGAGTATCGCATTATTGCTGAATCTGGTATCTGGGATATCTACGTAGAGGCGATAAAAAATATAGTAACCGACTGCTATGATTTAAAGCTTGAAAATATCCCTGATTTTGTAGCTTGGGAAATTGACTGGGAACAAACGGCTGAAAATGCTTATGTAGATGGGTATGGACATACATTTAGCGGCTACGATGGATCAGAGTTGGAAACAAAAAATTATTACATTTTCCGCACTAACTAAGGCTAAGACAATGATACAATTTACTATCCAATATAGCCCGTCAAGTATTGCAAAGTGGCAAGCTGTGGATAGCTCAGGCAAAGTATGGAAAAGTCACGTATACAAGCGCGGTATTATTGACTGGATCAATGGGTTTCACGGCACGCAAGTAAAGTCAAATTAATTTTTAAGCGAGAATAAAAATGTTAATAGCAAAACTACAATTAGTGTCGTCTGAGTTAGATCACTGGGAAAACGGCTGTACAGGTGAACATTCGGTTAATTTCTGGGATTTAGAATTCAAAGCGGAAAATGAGCAACAATTGATTGATAAAATCACTTCTTATTTTGGCGTAACAGTGGATTATTTACAGTTTAACGCATGCGAGGAAATAGGAAGGTTAGACGTGCAATTACAGACATTGAGCATGTTTGATGAATTCCAATTGACTAAATCAGAATTGGAAGAGTTCAAGGTCGGCAGTATTAAAGCTTATTTGACCACTTTTAGTTTTCAAGTGTACGAGCAACTCCCGTTTAATCTCGCAACAAAGGACAGCTAACATGCAAAGCAATTTCCAACACGTAAAAACAATGCGCAAGCCTAAGCAAGAAACCACGTTAAAACACGTCAAAACAACTCACAAGGGGAAAACATGGCAACGTGGCACGGATAAACGTGAGATGTATAATTATGCTTTTGAGGCGCGTTAAATCATTCTTTAATCACATATTGAAAACTACTATGAAAAATAAATTCTATACATCACGCGGCTGGCTTACAAAATACTCACTGGCATGCGGTTATCTTGAAACGTCAAAAGACTATAAACACAATTTTGTAAATGACCTGCCGTATTTAACGCTTGAAAAGGACGGTATTTATCACGTTAAAGGAAGACCGTATCAAGATCAAACTTTGCGAGTATGGACTAGCTTTGATACATACGAAAACGCAAAAGCTCATTTTCTGCACGTTCTTAAAAACAACGGATTGAAACGACATATAAACAAAGCTTGAAATGTATTGACACATTCTTTTAATTCATGAGACTATTTGTCTGTCGCAAATTTGCGCATAATTAAATAGGACAGTGAAAGCTGAAAACATCATGACACAATTTAATCAAGTATTGCAACAACAATTTAACCATGCTCGAAAGTCAATTCGATGGGTGGACTACTGTACAGCATACGACACTATCGAAATAGTCGATCATGCTGGCAATGATTTGTTTTTACAGGGTGATGAGGCTCAAACTTTGTTAGATCAAGCTAGGGACATGGCAAAAAATCGCTTTACAGATGAGACATTCGAGAATTGCCTTATTTTGTGTTTATATTCTTATGTTGACATGTTAGGGAATTAATTCTATGAAAATCACAAAACAAGAATTTTACAATAATGGTGGGTTTAGTAATCCTAATCAATATCGTAAAATGATTTAAGGGCGTTGGTGTTATTATTCTAAGGGGTGAATTATGTTTGAATCTGATATGCTTGACAATATTGCAGCTATGAAGGGGAATAAGAATGTTTAAATATTACCAATCAACAGTTAATAGACATCAAATTATTGGTGTTTTGTGCAATGGTAATAAGCACAATGTTAATATGTCTGATTTTAAGCCTATCAAGGCAACGAAAGACATCATACAACGTCGAAAGCTTGGTTTTATCTTGTGCTATGCTTTCTTAAATGATGGTAGTTATAAAGGGGTTTGATTATCCGCCCTAAGTGTATCAGTCATGGATTGCATCGAAAGTATAGAAGTGTAGAAATCAGGAGGGTATTTGAAACCAATTAAATGCAGTGTAAGAATTAAGAACGACAAGCCTATTCTTTTCTGGTATGAAGTTTATCCAAGCAAAGACGGCGAAGTGTGCCGCTTAGAGTCCTTCACTTTTGAAGATAGTTTTTCATCGACCACTGTGGAATATATGCGTAGTTTGAGGCAAGCTGATGATGAATTAGTCAATGAAACATTAAAACAATTTCGATGATTGTGAAGAAATATTCATGCAAAGAGTAAAACGACTACATAAACCTAAGTTATAGTATCTTTTCAGACACTCCAGCACATTAAATTAATAATGTGCTTTTTGTCGTTTATTTTCACAATTTGCTTGCATTTCTTTTTCAGTGGTCTATAATAACTACATCGGGTAAGCAATTCCGCAAAGCCCACTTTATATAGGCGGTTATCATGGCACAAGGTACAAAGCAAGCATCGCAAGTTATCTCTAATTCCTCTCTTGGTTTTATCGCTGTACAGAACAAGGTAGGCGCTTGGTTCTGTCGCTGGGAGTATTCTGATTACTATGGCATCAAGGATACTAAGTGGACAGCCGTTGAATACATCAAAGTATCTAGTGATAACAAGATCACTGTCAAGCCTATAGGTAAGGATGCATTCTGTCAATGCGTCTTTATTGATAGCACATCAGCCTACCGCTTGCCTACTACGTCAAGCTGTACAGAGATACAGTACCCTTGTGATGGTCTTTATATCGTGGATAAGTATAACGACAGCGTAGGCGCTTTTGAGTGTGCTTACCATTGGCTAGGTGGCAAGCTTGTTGCAAGTGGAGGCAACGCATACGATCAACATGTGTGCTTCAGAGAGATGGCAGAGAGTGATGTTATTAAGTACATAAGCAAGTGATAACATCATATTAGTGCTATTTAAGCCGCCTTTGAGCGGCTTTTCTTTTATGTGCTGTCATATCGTGGTCAAGGTATGTAACACAGACATGGTAGAGTAGGTTATACAGTAGTTTATACAGTGCTGTATGTTTGTACAGTAGTATTGGAGGTCAATTGTAACCTTTCCAGCTATACGGAGCGATCTATAATCAAATCGAAAGCGTATCATGCACTCTGTCCCTATTTAATATAATTAACAATATCATAACACATACACTTATCATCTTGATAAGCTTGCCAAATACATCACAATTACACTCGATTGTTCTATATCTTCGCAGTGTTTTAGCCAGTCAATCCATCATATCATCACTCAATCATAGCTCACAATACCGATTGCAAGGCATTAGAACCACTGCCAAGCGATTATCTTGTGCTGTCCTATATCTTCTTACACCTAGGTTTTTAAACGCCTAGAATCGCTTCTATTAAGGGAACTAAACAGGTGATTGTCTCACTTACAGGGCGACACTGTAGATATTTGTGTTCCACGGTATGTTCCACGGACGAGGCATCTACCCCTGTTAAACAACGATTGTGCCACCCACCATTTTCGAGTATCAATTGATAAAATTCACAAGATATATTTTCAGAAACTGACAAATAATCTGACGATAAAGAGGTCACTCCTGAAAATTTTTTATTTGAAATTTGACGTTCAAAACGCTCTTTGCAGATATTTTCCTGTATAAAATTACAACAAGTGTGTCTTAAAACAACACATAAAATTAAATTTTTAAATTTTATCGTTTAAGGAACTTTATCGGTGAATTTGAATATAGATATTGCATCCTTTTAATATCGAATAAGGAAGCAACAAATGATAGGATTTAGATGTGAAAAAGCTCTCGAAACAATAGACTGGCACTCAACTACCAGAATACTATTTGAGAGCTTTTAGTGGTGATTTTGTAAGGAGTAGTTGATTACATTAGTCTGTAATTTCTACTGTAAAGTTATTTAAAGCTTCGATTACTTTTGGATGCACCATCCCTTCATACTTTATTGCAAGCTCTTTGGCAAGAGCTTCCTTGTAAACTTTGTAAGCTTGAAAAGCCTCTTCTGGGGTGTCGTAGAATCCTAGATGTTTACTAACACTTCTGCCATCACTCGCACTTGCTCGGTATAATCCGTAAGTTTTGTAGAAGTCAACGCCTATAGGACAATCACCTCTATCCCCCTTCCTCTTAGTTAAGAAAGTATTAACTTGCCTTGGAATAAAGAAGCTTGTATCCCCTGAGTAAAGTTTATTTCCTTTGAACACAACGTCCTTGTCCAATTGATAATCTTTTAACTTAAACCCTATCTGAGACTGACACCACTCAGCGAAATACTGAAAGTTCTTGAAATCATCTGAAACTTCACAACCTATGTAACTAGGATACCTTGCATGGAGTTTCGCAGAGTAACACCTCTCCAGCATATTTTGCCATAAGATGTATTCTTTCGTACGTTTTCTGCCGATAGTCCTAGGGTGTTTCCCTTTTTCAGAAACCCCAACTCCTTGCACTAATCTTCTACTCATTCTATCCCCTCCCCTTCTGTATATGTGATTTTCTTAATTGCTATAAGCTTATACCTGTTTGAATCTTCTTCCATAATTTTAATACGATCTTTCAAATCACTGAGGTTGTGGTAATATCGAATACATGTTTCACTTCTGTCTCCCCAATGTGTATAACGAAATATCTCCAACCACACTGTTTTCTCTTCTGGAACTTCTACCAAATCATTGCCTGTAAAATCTATTGCAGAGAACGCACCAAACTTGGTCATCTGCCATACCTCATTATCTACTACAGCAACAACAGGGTAGTGACCTTCACAAGCATCCACACACAACACTCTCGCGTCACGTCCATCACGAGTTTTATATCGTTTATCCATGCTTATTAAATTCATAACTTCTTCTCCTTCAATATAAAGTACAACAGAATACCACCAACAGGAATAAATAGCAACACAGGATAAGCGATAAACATAACAATCCCTAATACAACAACCATCAATTGCCAATTAATTAAGCCTAGGCATAGCATAGCGACCAAGAGCCAAAACATTACAGCTCCCCTTTCTGCTTCTTAATAGCATCTACAACACCTCGTAGCTCTAGCTCTCGTAAATGATTCATTGCTTCATTCTCCTTACCGCAAATATACTCCAACACCAACTCCACCTTCTCTACATCAATTGGCACACCTTGGCAGAATGCCACGAATGATGAGTGCATTGAATTTATATCAGAAGGGTGTTTAACAACAGTAATTGGTAATGTCTTATGTTTCACACGGACACAATGGTGCCTGCCAATCTCATAAGTCCATCTCTCTAAAAACTGAAGCTCTTCCTCTACAAGTGATTTCAACTGTTGTTCTAGCTCATCCATTACATTCTCCTTTACATTTCTTCTGTATCTCACCATCCAAATAGCTAACATGAGCTGCCAACGCTGTCAAAGCCCTAGAACTATTCTGTATAAATTCCTCATCCTTTTCAAGCGTAGCAATAACAGCTTCATTAGCATCGTTCTGAGCTGACACATACTCTGTTGTCTTGGTCATGAATTCTGTTAATGTTTCTCGTAAGAAGTTTATTTGAGATTGTTGCTGTGTTAGCTTCTGTCCTTGCACACCTATTAAGATTAGGCATATTAGGATAAGTATTGCTGTGATTATTTCAGTCATATCACTTCTCCTTCTTAATATTCAATTGACCCCAAGAGATTTTCTTCTGCAAATATTGCATTCCCTTACCTGTAACAAACGTAGTGTATGACAGCTCTCCTGTATTGTCCACATACCGACTCTTACAAGTGAAGTATCCAGCTCCATTAATACCGTATTGTGAGTAAGGCACTTTGTTGTCTTGTAAGTATTTCTGCTTCTTAAGCACTTTCAACAATGTGTTACGTCCTCCACCAAGAATGTTAGCAGCTTCAAGCATTGTGTACACACTTGTACTATCAGCAACATTATCAAAGAACTCCACTTTAGGAGCTTGCACTGTGAGCTGTAGCTTCTGCTGTTCAATCACTTCTTCTTGTTGTGCTGCTAACAACAGAGCTTCACGGAATGTTGTAGGAAGCTTGTAGCCTGTGTTCTCGAGTTGTGTAGCTGTCTTCTCACGAGCAATAAACCACTTACGCATGTTACGACCATTATCATTATTCTCCACCATTGACAACTCTTTAGCCATGTCTATTGAGATGTGGTATTCGCTGCTAGGACGTCCTCCAGTACTTTTTCCTAAAATTATGGTAAAGTCCTCTCCATTAGTAAAACCAAACTTATCAATACGATTCTTAATCCAATCACTAAAGTCTTGACGACTACCAAGTTTAGCATGAAGCTCACGAGCATTCACTGTTTCAATAGAGTCTGTTCCTACCACTTGTTTTGCTACGTTAATAATTTCATTCATGTTATTTCTCTCCTTTTGTTAATTTACTTCCAAAATACTTCTTAATAAATTTCTTCACTTTATACAACAGCGTCTCCTTGTTACGCTCTGGTGTGATTGTGACGTATTGCCAATGTCCATTCAGCTTATGCGTAGCAACTTGTAAAATCATGTTCTCAGCCTTAGACACATGCACCACCTTATTAGCCTTGGTATGCACCATAACAATGTTCCCATCCTTCTTAATCACAGTCATAAAGTTGGGAGCTGATGATAGCTCCTCTCCTGTGTCCTTGTCAATGAATCTGTAACGTATATTAAATCTCATTACCAACCCTCCTCTTTCCATACAACGTCATAATTTCCAATAGCATCACTCAATCTACAAATAGATGGGTAATATTGTTGTGTACCGACTAAAAAGAATATTCCTTGTGAGTTCATAACCACCATATACTGTCCAGATGGCTTATACTTCTCTCCATTCTGGTATATTTCAAATTTCTTTCTCATATCAATCCTCCTCCAATTCTAAAGCTAACGGAGCTAATATCTCTTTAGCCCACTGTTCTCGTGTCATTTGTTCGTAGAATGTTGTACTTCCGTAGGTCTGATCTTCCCCTTCATCTAGAAAATGTTCACCAAGGTTTTCATTAATGTTCTTCTGAATAGCTTGAGTCAATACTTGATAGTCATATTCGTTGTATTTCTCATTGTACTCAGAGAACCTACCAAAATGACCTGTGATATAACCAATACGATTGCATAGGTATCTGTCATCGGTATTTAAGGCTACAGCTTCCATCAGTAAATCCACGTGTCGTTGTGACATTTGTTTCTCCTTTAATGTTTAAGAAAGCTCATAATTAAGCTGACAGACGAATAGTATTAGAGATTGGGAGGGATGTCAAGCTTTATCGTTTACTTTGTAAACAATTTCAGTTAATCCTGTACATAGCTTAAGAACTTCCTCTTTCCTGTCAATGCTAATACTTTCACGTCTGAAGCCTTCGCAATCTATTAAGCCAGATTTATGTAGGGTTTTGATAGCATTCTCCACTGACAACACTCTTGCTCCAGACCCCTCGAAGATTCTTGTTGAGAGGATTTTGTATCCTAGCTCTTTTAAGTTCTTACGGTGGGTTGAAAGTCTGTTGTCAAGTTTTGTTGTGATGCCATAACCTAAGATAGCCGCAGAGTCCGTTTGGATTTCTAGGAGGTATAAATACCCATGTTTATTTTTATCATACCCCCGTATTGACGGATTACACTTTATACAATGACACCCTGTCCTTTCTAAACTTCCGTGGGTTCGTCTATATATACCATGCACAGAACAAATAAACACAATGCTTACAAATTGCTTAACATACACCATCCCTAAGATAGAAACGTTTACAAGATTATCCTCAACAGATTTGGCTTTTTCTAGAATATCAAATGCAGTTTTTAAGTAATATTCACTAGGTCTGTATTTAGGGGATGTCGAGCACATACAAGGTAGTATATTTTGGTGAAACAATGCACTAGAGTCAACTGTATATAAAGACTCAAATCCATTACTCTCGCATACCTTACAATAATAGCCAAGTATGTGCCTATCATTTGGACAAGGTATCTTTGTATCCCAAATAACTGTATTATTGTTTTTATTATTGAATGTTGCTATTCTCTTATCAGTTGAAATAATTTTCTGCCCATAATTGCCACGACCATTTTTACTCATAAAATTTCTAATACTGTCAATAATAAATGTTTCTGAAGTTTGTTTACAGAACAGTTCAATAGATGTCGAAGTTATTTTCTTTTTTACGTTCTTAAAACTTAAAAATTCGATTGGGAGATTCTCATCAATGATTTTCCTACGGACAACTATTTCCCATTGCGCTATGGATAGCCTAGGGTGTGATGAACACCTACAAGGAAGTTTTCCTTTATTTAAGTTAGAAACAGATACGTCAAAATAAGCCTCACCAAACAACTCAGGGTCTTCTGCACAAACACTGCACTTGACTTTTACGTAATTATTTCTATCACCACCATCCACCACAACAAGCTTGCCGTCATTAAAGGTTTTTCCTATGTGAGCTCTCCCATATTTCCCCATTCTTTGTTCTCCTAATAAACTGTTTCCTTACGCACCAAACTTACAGATGGTTGTGCGAACGGTTGATCTTTCTCAGTAACATCAACAACAGTTACTAACCCATCTGATTGAAGTGTTCTTATGATTTTCCATACGTTATTCATAGAAACACTAGCACCATTACCATCTCGCACTCTTCTTAAGTTATATGACCCTTTGTAGCCGTGTTGGATAATTAACTTCTCGCAAATAAGTAAATTACTAACTACAACATTAAATATCCTAAATAAAGGTGACTTAGGTAAGTTTACTGCTGCATAATTTACAACGTCTTGATTTATTGGAATATTCGGATTGAATACAAGTGAATTCCCAACAACGGTTGCTTGATTCTCTATAAAAGAACTAAAATCGTGTAAGTGAATGTACTTATTTGAGAATTCTTGTCCACAAGTCTCTCTATTATACGGAGGTTTAAACTTGGAGATTAATCTGCTCTCAAGAGATAATGCAACAGTGTCATTCATTCCAAACCTGTAGATATAAACCCTGTGAACAATCCCAAGGAAATGATCTTTGTTGAGTTGGTAAGAACTACTTGTACCAGATAATACATGTGTGTACCTATCTCCAGTGCCTTTACCAACATACACAATATCGTCATTTGGACTTACCACAATATATACATAACTCTTTCTAACTTTGTTGGTAGTGCGTCCAAACACTACTTTAGCTAAATTTTCTGTTACCATCCAATCGTACATCTTATTCATCTCCATCCCACTTGTTATCTCTTTCACAATCTATATAGAAAGAAGCTTCATCAAAGTAATTAAACAAATCTTCATCTACCTCTTTATCCACAGTATTTGAAGCCCAAGCAAGGATATCAGGCTCAACAACATATACTTTTTCCTCTATAGCAGAATTAGTATATATGCCTACTTTTTCATCACTATACTTTTCTACGCAAGTATATATATGGGATATAATAGCGTTACGGTTCTCAAACTCATTAACTAAGTTCTCAATCATATTGATTGTTGACTGGGCATCTGTACCATTGCCAAATTTACTGCCTGCATACGTTAATGAAACAATAGCCCAACGTACACTGTTAGCGTAAGAAGAATCAAGATTAAATAAAGCAATATAATTACTTACTTCCTCCTCAATCCTATCACTAATCAATTTTGCTGATTGCACTAATTCAATAAATGATTGTTGTGCTTTGTGTGGCTGTAGCCAGTATGGACGTACAAGGCAGTCTTTGTGTTCACGTAATCTTAATTTGATGCGATTAAATATCTTATCTTCTTTTATTTTGTCTTCCTTAGTGAATGTGTTTGTGTGCAAGGTTCTAATGATGTGTCGGATTTCAATATTTGTGATTCCTTCATTACTTCTTGCTTTATTCATTGTTTGTGCAAGAATTTCATCATCTGTTTTGTGTTTCTTCACTGTCTTGAGGTTGGTTTTGCACCATATTTCACTACATCCTATTTGTTGTGCAATTTCTTTGTACGTACAACCTTCTTCACGTAGGTGTTTTGCTTTGTTTATGTCAATTTTCATTTATAGCCTTTCTTTATTATACCAAGTATGAATTTATAGGTATATTGTAGCACCCACTATTCCTGAAGTCAACAATAATTTGTGTGCATAGAATAAAACCCCATACCAATTAAGGTACAAGGTTTCCTGATTTAAGCCTTCCAAATCCTCTCTTGAGCAATCTCAAAATACGTCTCATCAAGCTCAATTCCTATACCATTCCTGCCAGTGTTTTTACAAGCTAGTAAGGTTGTGCCACTTCCCATGAATGGGTCTAACACCGTACCACATTCTTTAGAAGAATTTGTAATCAGCTTCTCAACAAAAGATAAAGGCTTTTGTGACACATGAACTTTACCATTTTTAAGTGTTGGCATAGTTACAAACTCATAGTCTCTGCTTGTCATGTCATTAATTGGAAATGCCCTGCCTTTCCTAAAGAATAAAACTAGCTCAGTGTATTTCAAATACCACCTGTTAGGCATCTTAGTGTCCTTAATCATACTTATGACATTATGTAATTTAAAACCCACTTCTGTGGCGACATTTAGAAATTCTTGTAAACTGTTTGTGTTGGTGAATATGTACAAGTGAGAATCTTCTTTCATCTTATCGTAGCAAATCTTCAACCAAGTTTGTGTATCAGGTAACTCCCCTTCAAATAGATTATCTCCCATGCCACTTCTCATGTAATTTGGACGACAACTCTTTCCTTGTTTTGTCATTTTGTAGGGAGGGTCTGTAAGAACTAAATCGACAGAGTTTGTTTCTATATCTTTCATCATTTCCAAGCAGTCGCCTTGTAACAACTCTATCATACATACTCCTTTATAATCAACTCTGCATCTAAATTATTCGTTGTAATACATTCTCTTACCCGATTACAACCTATTTTGAAATATTCTTTATCCAGTTCAATACCAATTGCATTTCTTTCAGTATTCAGAGCTGCTACAATAGTCGTTGAACTGCCCATAGTAGGGTCAACCACAACATCACCTTCATTGCTATAAGACTTTATCAACCACTCCATAAGTTCTACAGGTTTCTGTGTGGGATGTACTTGATCTTGTCTGCGCCACTTCATAGGAAAGTCCAATACAGATATAGGATGTCTCTCACCTTTGTTATCAACGCTCACAACAGAAACTCCGTAACCATGATTATTTGTCTTTGTAACAACTCCAGTGCGTTTATAAGGAGTTCCCTCTGTTTTCTGAGGATTATATGTTTTGTGCTTACCTCCTCCCTTAGTGAAGACAATAACATCCTCGTGTTTCATCATTGGTCTAAACTTAGCTAACAGTGGGCTACCACATTTACTCTTTTTCCACACAAGGTTGTATTTATACCATTTTTCATTACTACAGATTGTTTTTGCTGTAAATATTCCATTGCCAAATAGAATTATTGTAGCTCCTTCTTTACAAATACGACTGAAAGCTTCCCACAAAGGTTGGTATGGTATGACAGAATCCCATGACACATTTGTTGTGCCATAGGGTAAATCCGCTATAATTAAATCCACACTCCCATCAGGAATGCCTCTCATAACCTCTAGACAATCTCCATTGTACAGTTCTATTTTACTCATTGTTCCACTCCATCTTCAATATCCACTTCCCATTACCAGCTCGTTTATACTCTGTCCAAATATTCTCTGCAATTAGTAAACTAATGACATCATCCAATGTGTAAGGTTGCTCACAAGTGATTGTACGGATAAGTGAGCTATGAAATAAGTTACGAACACATGCCACTTCATGTAGCAAGTTTGATACGATTGTCTCAGATTCCGATTTCATAATTTCTCCTTTAATTTCTCTTTCAAGTTATTTATAAACACTTCCAAACCAAACTCTGTGAAATGATCTGGATGTGGATATGTCATAAGCTTCTTCGGCATCCAAATAGTTACATCCTTGTAACGGAGTTGTACAGCCTTTTCTGTTGTCACGCCTGTCAATGTACACCCATATCTCTTTATATCATACAGCCTCGGAGCGTATCCTCCACAGTCATCGTTATTACCACCCCACCCGTAGAATGTATCATCTCCATTTAAACCTGCTCCGAACATACTCATTCCACACTCCCTTCCACAACAGCGAGTACATTCTTAGCCTGATAGTCCCAACTCACCTGCTTAAGATTCTCATCAATATTCTTAATAGCCTCTGGAGAGTCGTCCAAGAGCTTTCCTAGTGTGCCGTCTGGTTTTCGATAGTAATAATGTACGACAGTCATAATTTCTCCTTTTAGTTGTTTGTCACATCGACAGACATAACTCTACACAACAGAATTACCCTTGTCAACACATTTCTCCAAATAAAAAGCCCTAACACATTTCTGTGAAAGGGCTTCTGAGATTATTTCTTATTATTTACAGACTTCTCCAAAAACATCAACTCTTCTTCTGGTGTATCGAAGGCTGTTTCTAAGCCTTTAAAGCCTTCTGAGGGCTTCGTATCTGTTTTGGCTACTCCACTATCAACTTTTGGTTTGCGTGGCTTCTTGGGTGGTTTTAGTGCCTTCAAAGCAGCCTTTTCGAACTTTTCTGCCTGCTCTTGCATCCACTTGTTACGTTGCTCGTGTCGTTCACACCATTGTTCAGCATCTAACAATAAGTCTTTACCGTTCAGCATATCTTCAATTTCTTTTTCAGACATAAACCCAGCGTATGTATTGCGTAGTAATTTCTCCATACGGGAAATGTGGAAAGCAGCACTCTGACGCATCTCATTCAAGTTACCTGCGTCTCCGAGACTTCCACAATGTATAAGGGCTGTAAAGTCCTCACTAAGTTCAAATGACGGTGCATCTAGTAAGAGGATAGTTGCAGCAGAAGCGTTGAATCCAGTAGCAATGAAGTGAACTTGTCCCTTTGTCTTGCGCAGAGCATGTAGGATTGTGTCAGTAGTGCTAAGGCAACCTCCACCTGATTGCAAATTGACTACCATCTCATCATCTTGCTCCATCATGCCGAGTGCGTCAATCATGTCGGAGAATTGTGAAGGAGATTCAATGTAGTCATAAATGTCCACAGTGAAACGTCCACATTTGCTTGGAGAATAGCTAACAGGAACTTTATTGTCCTCAAAGAATGGATTCTTAGCTAGTTGTTTGTTGAATTTCTCTTTCATGTGTTCTCCTTAATAGCCAGATTTATCAAACGCAATAATCAAGTCCTTGCAAGTTTTGCTTCTCACGATATGTTCATAGGAATCAAAATCAATGCGTGCCACAGACTCTTTTAAGCGAGGGTTTTTATCAATGATTTGTGAGAAAATAGCCAGACCACTCTCTTTATTTAGTGCAGATTGTGCAACATCTCCACAAAGAATCATTTTGCAGCCACCACCCCGAGTGATGATAGATTTAATCTCAGAAATTTTACAGTCTTGGACTTCATCGGCAATAACCCATGTACCCCTGCCATAACTCATACCTTTGATTGTCTCTAGGGGTTGTAATTGAATGTTCCCATCTGCAATTGCTTCATCAACAACATCTTTACCCATACGTTGATACAATACAGATAACATTGGCATAATCCAGTTCTTCACTTTCATATCCTTGTCGCCGCCAAAGTAACCAAGACTCTTAGAGTCTGACACTGAAGGTCTTGTGAGAACAATCTTATTGCATACACCTGTTCGCCATGCATCTGCAGCCATACAAGTTGCAATAAATGTTTTTGAACTCCCTGCGAATCCTGTTGCTACAATCAAATCGTAATCTTTGATAGCTTTGAAGTATTCTGCTTGCCGTTCATTCATTGGAACAATTGGTTTGCTTTCAATTTCAAGTTTACGCTGTTCTAAAAACTTCTCTTTGATTACAGGAGCAGTTTCAGGGGATTTTTTAGTTCTTTTGCTAATTACGCGAGCCATGTAGATACCTCCACATTAAGTTAAACTGCCAAGCACTTGCTGCATACTTGGCTATACTACAAAATACTACTAATTAAAATTATTTAATATTTGCTTCTCCAACAACTTCTCAATTGTCGTACCAGACTCAATTGCTAAAGCTGTGAAAGCCTTGTACACATCCTTTGGGATTCGTACAGTTACCGGAAACAATGTTTCAGGTTGCTTGTACTCAACTCCACTACCAATCAATTCATAGTTGTCAATAAATCTATTAAACCCTGTTCCTGCTTTAGATTTGATGGCATCGCCTGTTATATCGTTAGTCGTTGTCACTCCACATGCCTCCTTCTCTGTTAACTTTGTTGTTTTCAATCTTCAGAATCAGATTCCCATCCTCATCTGTCCATTCTACCAAGATACCACCTTGTTTGCATGATTCTAGCACATCGTACAAGTCAGCTTCTAGTAATTGTTTATTTTTCTTGCCCATTTGTTTTACGTCCACGAGGTTTTGTTTCTGTTGGAGCTTCTAGCTCTTCTTGTTTTTCTTCCCAACGCTCCAGAGTTACACAATATTGTGCTCCCTGCCAAGCTGCATGTTGTGGATTTTGTGATGTTTCAAAGCCTTCTTTTGAGTATTTGACAAGTAGCTCTGAGAACTCAATCAGGCTAGGAGTCATAATATCAATTGTGTCTTTTAGTGTTTTTGCCATTGTGTTTCCTTTATGTTAGTCTTCTAAATCTTCTTCAAGCATGTGCTCTACGAAGTCGTTTACGTCCAAGTATTCTAATTCTGTGTATTCTTCCAATTTATTCTCCTAATGCGTTCAGAAATTAAAGTTTAACACTCATCTTTGAAAATTGCAAGTGTTTCTTTTAAGCAATTATTAGTTGGCATTGACAACAATTTATATGAGGGGGCTTGACAAAGCATGGTGTTGTATGTATAATGAGCGTATCAGAACAATAATAGCAGGAGATGTATGAGTGACGTAGATAATTCAGTCGGGGAGATAGTAAGGACAGGTGTTCAGAGTAAGAAGAACCCGATCACTGTATTTAAGAGAGCTTTGAACAAACATAGTAAGACAGCTATTGATTACTTAGCATCTGTGATGGAAGACCCGACAGCATCTAAGAAAGATCGACTGGAAGCTTCTAAAGAGTTATTAAAGTTACATGCAGATATGTTGAAAGCAGAATCTACCGAGAAAGCTCGCAATAAAGAATTTGCAGCGAAGCATCACGAGTTGCTTGTAGGAATACAGCGTAATGGTGGGGTTATTGTGGATGATGACAGTGAAGACGATACAGATAGTCCCCTGCTTGATTTTGAGAATATCGCAGAAGTTGACTAAAGAATAAGGGAAGGAATCAGCCAACCCAAATAGGATTGAGGAGTTCCTTATAAACCTCGCTTAGATTGTAAATACAACAGCTCTCCACTGATTTCTCCTTGGCACGTTCCTCCTCCTCGTGCTTTCTCCTGTCAGTGTCTGAGAGCTGTTCTGTTTGTAATTTAGTTTTCTATTCGGTATTTGCGAATAGCGAATGAGTTTGAGGAGAGGAGTGGGATTTTGCCTGCTTGAGATTGAGGTAAGGTAGGGTGACGCTCAATCATTTATGAGTTTTATTATGTCAGGGCATTGGAGAGGAACCCCTCACAAGAATCTTTAGTGCTTCTGACATAATAGAGTTTATTAACCGTCCGTAAGGATACAGCTTGTGAGGAGCAAAATATGTCAACAAAGAGATTAACACAAGAAATTGCAATTAAAAACCTTATCGCAGTACATGGAGATGAGTATGACTACTCAAATTCCTTATTCACCAGAACAAAAGATAAGATATTAATTACCTGCAAAAGACATGGGGAATTTTCTCAAATCTATGCCGTACATAAAAGTGGTAGTGGGTGTCCTAGATGTCTAGATATTCACAGAGTGCGTAAATACAACCCTGACGAGAAATCTGTGTACGGTGTTGGGTTCAGGCCTACAAGATATCCGTCACATGATTCTAACGGCAGAATAACAAAAGAATATAATACTTGGTCTGGCATGATGACACGGTGCTACAACCCTAAGTATAAACTAAATAAACCTACTTATAATACTGCGGAAGTTTGTGATGACTGGTTACACGCAGACAATTTCATGGATTGGTGTCAGACGCAGGTAGGGTTCGGGGTGGAAGGGTTTCAACTAGATAAGGATATTCTAAATAAAGGCAATAAACTTTATTCTCCAGAAAATTGTGCATTTGTACCAGCAGAGGTTAATTCTCAGCTAACTAAGGCAGATGCAAGGAGAGGTGAGTTTCCTATAGGAGTTAGCTGGCACACTTATCATTGTAAATTCTCAGCATGTATGAGGGCAGATAACAAAACTAAACATCTAGGGTATTTCAGCACTCCAGAGCAAGCTTTCTTAGCGTACAAAGTTAGTAAGGAGGCGTATTTGAAGGTCATAGCTGAGAGATACAAGGATTTCATAGATGAGAGGGTGTATGTTGCACTATGTAACTATAAAGTCGAGATAACAGATTAGAGGATAAATGAGTAAAAAAGAACGTAAAGTATTAGCCCCTGCATCCGAAGCACATAGGAAGTTTTTAAATTGTAAATCAAACTTCGTAATTTTTGGAGGTGGAGCTGGATTGAAACCTAGTCCCGTATTTAAGTGATTAAATAATGAAAACCTATTGAACTCAGGGGAAGCGAAGACCTCGTAATCCTGATCTAAGCCTGAATACAACTCAGAATAAAGTACGAGAAGAACGTGTCAGGAAAGAGCAACGACTATCGAAAGCACACAGAAATGTGGAAGCGAGTAGAGTAGAGCCAAGTGGCTCGAAGCGGTAGGCATCTTGATTAAAGATGATGATATAGTCTGGTCTGCATGGGGACATGCAGTAGCTAATTAGCGGAAGTAGATTAACGAACTACTTTGAACACAAAGCAGGTAAATCGCACCAAGCGTTAATGTTGATTCTAAAATACATTCACGACCCATATTTTAGAGGTGTTTTCATTCGTGAGACATCCACACAACTTTCACAGGCTGGTGGATTGTTCATGGAAGCTCAAGATATGTGGAAAGATTATGGGGCAAAGTTTAAGACACATCCACAGATGACAGCCACGTTCCCAAGTGGAGCACAAGTGCAGTTTAAAGTGTGTCAAGCAGATAGAGACATTAACAACTTCGACGGTGGGCAGTTTTCATTAGTCTGCTTCGATGAGGCGCAATGGCACAGCGAAACTCAAATTAAATACTTAGAGTCTCGCATTCGCTCTAAAGCACAAGCACCTCACCAGCTTATCTGCACAGCTAACCCATCAAGAGCATCCTACCTTTATCAATTCGTACAACCATACCTTGATATGGAAACAGGGATTCCTATTCCTGAATTGTCTGGTAAAGAGAGATATTACGCTACTTATGGCGGTGTGACAGTTACAGCAGACACTAAAGAAGAGTTGTTAGAAAAGTACGGAGATAAAGTACAAGCTCAAACTTATACTTATATTTCTGCTACGGTTAAAGATAACCCTATCATGAAAATCCTGAATCCAAACTATGTAGCTCGTTTGGAGAATTTGAAGCGCACAGAACGTGAACGTCTCTACTTGGGGTCATGGCACGCTAAGGAAGAGTCGCGGGGATTTTTTAAGAGAGATTGGTGTGAAGTTATTACAGAACTTCCAGACGATATTGTATCTACTGTACGTGGTATGGATATTGCTGGTAGCCTACCTTCTGAAGCTTACCCTGACCCTGATTGGACTGCATCTGTGATGATGTCTAAGACTAAATCAGGTTATTACATCATACATCATGGAGAGCGTTATAGGTCTTTAATCAACGGTGTAATGGAACACATAGCAGAAACAGACCGCAAAGATAAGGCAATGGGACATTCGCCTACTGTATATCTACCAGAAGACGTTGGTGTAGCAGCTAAGGCAGCAACCATGTTCTTTGTCAAAACACTAACAGAAATGGGTGTGGATGCTAGGGTAGATAGGTCTGGTGGCACTAAGAGTAAATTACACAGGATGCAGCCATTCTTAACATTAGCAGAAGCGGGATTTGTCAAAATCTTGGACGATGGGAGTTGGGATACAGAGCCTTTGTTAGCAGAATTGGAAGATTTTGTTGATGGCAGGCGTCAGCAAAAAGACGATTATTGGGACTCGGTTGGGACTTGCACGAAGGCTCTTATGAGAACTCAAACGATTCCCACCTTCAGTCTCCCAAACCTAACAAAAGCCTCACCTGTCCCAACAATATAGCCGTAATTATAACATAGAACTGTGTCTGAGTTAAAAACTACTTGACTTTGACATAACACTATGTTATAATTATACGAAATTAAATAATAAGCATTACAAGGAGCAATAAATATGCCAGAAGCGACATCGCCTGATGGCGTTGCAACAGCTCTACAGCCTGACAGTGGGACAACTATACCACGTATCAAATTAGGAAGTCAAGGGTTTGGAGTATTAAAAACCTCTAACGGACGCATCTACGAAGAAGCTAACGCAGCATTCCGAATGCCTGCTCGTATTAAAGTTGTAGATGAAATGAGGCTCAGCCCTCCTGTTGCCATAGGAATGAATGCTATCAAGATGCTCATGAATCGTGCAGAAATGTATGTAGAGCCTTTTGATGACACTCCTAAGCACAGAGAACGTGCAAAGTTCTTACACTCTTGCTTTCACGACATGGAAGAAACCTTTCAGCAAACAATGCAGAATACGTTCCCTGTTCTTGAGTATGGATTCCACGTCTCTGAAAAAGTATATCGCAGACGCTTAAAAGTAAATGGTAGTAAGTATAATGACGGACTCGTAGGGCTTAAATGTCTTGCAACTCGCCCACAAGCTTCCATTGAAAAGTGGAACTTCTCAGAAGATGGTAGAGAGCTTGTCAGTGTATCACAGTCTATTGCAAACCTCGAAAATAGTTACCGATTCAAAAACCTCACAGATGAAAATGGCTTAATTGTCATCCCTCGTGAGAAGTTTGTGCTCTTCAATGTTGATCCTACAAATGGTAATCCAGAAGGTAACAGTATTCTCAAAGCAGCATATTTGGCTTACAAGCAATTGACATTGCTCACAGATAATATGATGACAGGCGTTGCCAAAGATACACAAGGGCTTCCTGTTATTGGTATCCCTCCTCAGTATATGTCTGCAGACGCTAGTGACGACCAAAAAGCTGTCTACGCAATGTTCATGAAAATTGTTGATGACTTAGCAAGTGGTACTCAGCGTGGTATTGTCATGCCAAAGTCTTATGACATGGATTCCAAAGGTGAAATGTTCACTGTGGAATTGTTGGAGTCCAAAGGTGGTAAGGCTTACAACGTGTTAGAGATTATCAAGACACTTCAAGCTAATATTCTTTCAGTGTTGTCGTGTGATGCTGTCAAGATGGGTAGTGATACTGCAGGTTCGTTGAGCCTCAGTGATGGCGACACAAATTTGCTGTCTATGGCTGTGTCATACAGATTGATGGAAATTGCAAACGCACTCAACAGAGACGTAACAAGACAAATCTTTGAGTTGAACGGATGGGATACTTCAGAGATGCCAACAATCAAGTTCAAAGATATTAGCAGTGCTTCGACTGAGAGTTTTTCTAAGTACGTGCAACGAGTTTTCAGTGTTGGTGGTATGGAAATTGATAGAGCTGTCCTCAATCGTATCCGCGAAGTCGGTGGCTTTGAGTTGTTGCCAGAAGACCTCCCTGTACAAGAAGATATCCTCTCTACAGCAATGGCTGGTAAAGCTACAAGTGCTGGTGAGGGTATGGAAGTCGGTGTAGGTAATGGTGTCGAAGGTGGCACAAGCAAAGGTGGTGGCAAGAAGTCAGACAACTCTGCTGAAAATTTGGATAACGAAGGGTGATATGAATAAAGTAGCGCACAGTTTATTTAGAATGAGTTCTAAAGTATGGAATACCCCTCAGTTTATCACACAGGAAGACTTTACACCAATCCTTCAATACCTGTCAAGTAGAAATGCTGGTGATATTGAGTTTGGTGTAGTCGATAAGAAAGATAAAGTTGAGCCTAGTAGAGCTGGTAAATTTGGAGAGCTGCAAATAACTGGCTCTCTTACTTACAAGCCAGTTATGTCTATGTGTGGAGAAGTTGGTACAAGCTATCAACAACTATTGGAAGATGCCGAGTATTTAATTGATGCTGGTGTTAAGACAATTATCCTCACACATAACAGCGGGGGTGGTGAAGCTCAAATGATGATGACAAGTGCTAACAGACTCCGAGAGCTTGCAGATGAGAACGGTGTAAAGCTAATTAGCTACATTGAAACTCTGAGTGCTTCTGCTTCACTAGGACTTGGGATAGTGGCTGATGAAGTCATAATTCACCCCGAAGCTAAAACGGGAAGTGTGGGAGCAGTCGTAGCATTGCTAGATAGATCAAAAGCTTTAGCAGACGCAGGATTGAAACCAATCTACCTCTCAAGCACAGAAGGTAAAACCCCATTCAAAGAGGATGGTTCATTTTCTAAGAAGTTTTTGGATACGCTACAAGCAGAAGTTGTTGACTTAGGTACACGATTTGCAGAACACGTCTCGAAATACTCAGGAATCCCTCTCGAAGACATCTTAGCACTTGACGCTCAAGTATTCAATGCAACTAAAGCTAAAGAGATTGGCTTAGTTAATAAGATTATGAATCATCAAGAGTTTGCGGCTTACTTAGCTAAATTATAAGGACATATATGTTAGAACATTTGAAAAAGTTTCTATCAGGTAACACTGATATCACCACTGCGCAAGCAGACATTGAAAAGGAAGTCGTTAATATGACTACAGCAACAGAGCAGCCAATCGCGGCTGAAAACACATCCGCAGACTTGGTAGCACAACTTGCTTCCTCTACATCT